ATGATCGATTTCACCATGAATCTCATTGACGAATAGATGGCAGTCAGCACCGCAAGAACAAGCCCACCGACCGCCGTCCATTCGCCGACGCTCACTTCTTGTTGCCGAAACTTACGTCATTTGGATTAGCCCAGCGAGCAAGTACCGGAACAAGTCCAGCCACTAAACCCAAGGCCAAATCCTTTGGATTGGTATTGCCAGTCATATAGACGGCCAACGCGCCGGCGACTGAGCTTCTTGCCCATGATGCCAGCATTGCTTTTGCTTGATCCATTAGTTGTCTCCTTTGTTCAAGCTCCCGATGAGTGCCGCGACTTTCGCTTCACTCAATTCGATTTCGAAGTGCATCTCATCTTTTCGGTTTCGATAATCTCCACCCCATTTGAGGCCGTACTTTTTAGCCAAAGCTCTAATCATTGGAACCTTCTCAGCTGGGAATGTGCCAGATTTGCCCAGCGGATGTTGCGTTGCGTTTAGATCGATGGCAGTGCCGGAGCTGTGATTGCTCAAATTGTCAGTTGAGCCTCGTACCATCCGGAACGCATAACCCCAATCATCGAGCTTGCCTTCATCAATGGGTTCGATTAGCTCATGAAATTCTTTGCAGAATCCAGCAATCAATGGTGCAACGGCTTTCGCACATCGCACCTTGATTTTAGTTCCCTCGATTGGAACGCTGATGATATGGATTTCAGCTGCATCTTTCGATGCTTTCCAGCCGTTATGACTTTGAATCATTAAAGTCCAAGAGCCTTCAAATCGTCAGTAGTTAAACCAAGTGCGGCAAGTTTCGCCTTTGCTCCTGCTTTGTCGGCTTCCGACGTGGCTTCCGCTTCGGCTTTGGCTTCATTAGCCAATTCATAATCTGCCCACTCTAAAATCTTTGTTTCATAATCAGCAGGTGAAAGTGTTTCATAGACATCTCCGCCGCCTATTTTAATTTCAGGATATTTTAATTTTAGTGTTGCAATAATTTCTGCTTTAGTTGTCATTGTTAGACCGCCATTCCGTAAATAGTGACCGCGCCTGTAATTGTGCCAGTGGATGCACTTAATTGGAAGCCGTCATAAGAACGAGCCACAATAGTAGACATCGCGCCTGAGCCACCGCCGCCATCCATATTGTTAGTGTTAAAAGTAATTGGCATATAAGTAGTGCCGTTACCAGCATTGTAAACTGTAATATCAACCGCGTTTCCATCATAACCAGTTGTCTGGCTTATTAGTGAAGCCTGAGTAGCACCATTAGCCGTAAGATTAGCGTAGGCGCCATTGAAATATAGTTGTACGGCAGCACCATTATAACTAGCCGATTGGCTTACGGCTCCGTAACGATGTTTCCAATATAAAACGCTATTAGCACTAGGACTAAGACTATCTATAATCACTTTATAATTGCGATATGTCGAAGTAAAGACACTATCGAAAGTTGTGCCGGTATTTGCAACTGCCGAAAATGTTGTTCGGGCTTTTACTAACACTAACGCGGGAGCAGCTGGCGCAGCCCATGTTGGAATGCCACCCGAAACTGTAAGCACATTTCCTGTTGATCCGATTGCTCTGCGTGTAAAAGTGCCTGAACCTGTTCCATAAATTAAATCGCCATTTGTTGTGATAGCTGTTGCCATTGAGTTTGTGACTGTTACATCACCAGACGTGCCACCGCCAGAGATACCAACACCAGCAGTGACGCCAGTGATATCTCCGGGATTTGGTGATGTCCAAGTGAAATCCATGTCTGCATTTGTGGTCTTTGATAAGATTTGACCAGTCGTGCCACCTAATAGGTCAGCCATTGATGTTGCAACAGCTTGACCAAAGACCTCAAAGTCTGCCGGCAAGTCAGTGACCAAATCAGTGGCCGTCGGCATTTGCCAGCTGAATGGGGTTGTTGGATTGCTCATCTTTTCTCCTTATGCCACGACTAGGGCGTGTTCCCAGTCAAGTGTATTCAATATGGTGTTCCAAGTCTCAGCGACACCGACATCTTCCCACTTTATAGCTTGCAATGAGAATGCAATTGGTGAGAGATTGAGTGAAACGCTAATTTCGTTGTACGCGGCTTGGAATGTCCAGCCTTCAACAAATCCCAAATAATTACCGGCCGACATGTTAAGCGGCATGTTGGAGATTGATACTGGCATGCCCATGAACACGTTAATCAGTGAATCTCGGTCGCCATTGTCAATCTCTGGATTTGTGAGTTGATAAGTAATTTGATTAAAGTTGTATTGCGGAAATGCCCGGAGCGTCAAATAGAAATCAGCCTGATCTTGGGCATCGACTGTGTGCTTGACTGTTGTTGTGAATATCTGGGCAAGTTGGCCGTATAGATTGACTGATAACGCAGATGTTGCATCGACCTCATTTGTTGAATTTGTGCCATATTTGAGCGTTATCGTATTGCGCACGTCTCCAGCGCGTTGCTGAATGCTCAGCCCTGCACCTTGAGCATCGTTGGCACTCAAATCCACATATCCGTTAGCTGCTAGATAAATTGATCGGTGCGTTGAATCGGCATAACTTATTCTGCCCTGAGCATCCTCATAGATATAGCCCAAGCCACTCGTTGCCAGAGCTGAGACAAGTGAATAAATATCTGTCCGGCTTGACGACCTCTGTGCAAGCTCATAATTGCCTGGAGTATCAATTTCGCCAAGTCCGACGTTCTGAGCATTTGCCCAAGTCTCGGTTGGGTCATAGGTATTCCATTGCAAAGCAGCTGGAACCTCTGACCAATTATTGAGCAATAAATCTTGCAAGATGTGCAGAATTTGATTTCCATCGAAATCTTGAACCAAAGTGCCATCCGTCAAAGCTTTTGGCAATCTAGCCAATGCTCCCAAGGCGATAATCTTGACGCGCTGGGCATAATCAACGCTGCCCAATTCGGCCACTGAGATGGCTACATCGACGACTGAGCCACCAAAGATTGGAATGAATGTAGCTGTGGAATCTTGCAGCTCGATAGTCAATGAATCATTGATTCCAATGACGACAGCTGATTGATCTAAATTGATAAGTTCAATGTTGGTGTAGCCGGCTTGAGCCTGCTCATAGATATTAGTTCGCCCAGATGTAATCGTCAGATTGGACAAGATGGCCGTCTGGTATTGAACGCCCCCAATGGTGACTCGCCAGACTGGATTGAAAATGGTCATATTGCCTGCAAATTGGATGCGCCGCCTGTACCGCGGAAGTATGAATCATTAAGTGTCTCCACAATTGTGCGAGCTGTTCCCTCTGCATCGATTGCGCCATTGACTGTGATGTTGATGCGCTCAGCCGTTGAAAGCCCGCCAGTGACCCCGGCACGAGCTGCTGCGGCTGCTTCTCTGGCATTGCGTAGGCGTTCAGTCTCAGCTTTGAGTTCTTCGCGTCTTAGGATTGCAGCTTGCATAGCTGGCGAATATGCGCCCAATGGTGCGCCGGTGAATGTGCGCGGATCACTGCCGCCCATGGTTCCACCAGTATCGAATCCACCGCCGCCGCCAGTGCCGCCAAAGTCGCCGCCGATATTTGGGTCAAATTCTGCTCCACCGGCTTTCAAGCCTTTGGAGTTGTCTCCACCACCAAAGAATCGAGTGACTGGATTGTCAGTCATGAGCTTGATAAATGCTTTGACTTTATCAATAACAAATTGAACCGCCGAAGCCATCTTTGCAAATCCTGAAATTGTTACTGACAAGATTGTGCCTAAGACACCAAATGCCGCTTTGAGTGTGCCACCAATAATGGGAGCCAAAGTATCTCGAGCAAATTCACCGACTGATTTCATAAATCCCAGCAATGGCTTTAATTCGTCAGAGTTGTCGCTGATAGCCTTTTGAACCTTCTCGAATGCACCGCGCAATCCGTTAATGGCTGGGGTAAGAATTGACATAAATATCGGAACCAAGAAATCATTGATAAATCCCCAAATGCTTTTGAAAGCTGGGAGCAATACTTCTTGAATATAACTTCCAAGGAATTTGATTACTGGCTGTAACTTTGGCCCGATTTCATCTGCAAATTTCTGAATGGCTGGAACGACGTCTTTGACAAAGGTATTAACCATCGGAGTAATTGCATCGAGTACGAATGAACCGACTGACTCTTTGCCTTCATCAAATGCCACATTGAGACGAGCCATCTTGCCGGCAAATGTGTCGGCTTGTTCTGATGCCTGATTCTTAAATGTGTCACTGAGTTTGGCCGTAATTTCTTGAAATGACATAGTTTTCAAATCTGCTGCACTAATGCCGACGCCCAATTTGCCAAGAGCTGTGTTCTGGCCTTCGGCACTCTTTGCAAGCGCGTTTGAGACGGCCTCTAAACTTTTGCCACTGCCCGCAGAAATATCAAGCGCAAGAGACTGCAATTCTTGAGCCTTGGTCACATCCTTGACGCTTCTAAGCAAGCGATCTAGCGATGGCCTCAACTGGTCGTCTGTGATTCCATTGGCCAAAGATGTCTTAAGAATATATTTCTCAGTTGCAGCAATCTGGTCATCAGTTGCTCCAGTTACATTCTTGAGAGTGTTGGCAAGCTTGGCTTGAGCTGCTTCATCGGCAATGGCTGATTTGACGCCATCAATCAAGAGCTTGGATGCGTAAGCAGCTGCGGCAATGCCGGCGGCTGCAAATGCTAAGCCGGCCTTCTTGCCAAAGTCTGAAATCTTAGAGCTT